AGTATGTACTCTGAGCAAAACGGACAGAAATGAGGATCATCTTCACATTTTTCTACATCATATTTAATTGTAAATTCAGAATCACAGTTGTTACATGTGTGATGAATTGTAGCCATTAGTTACACCAGCTTTGTTTTGCCTCGCCATAATACTCACGGGCATATCCATTTGCAATTAACATTTGGCGCAAACTTTTACCATCAAGCAATACATCACCCAATACACGGCCACCATATTTGTCCCAATCCATTAGGACAACTTGGCGCTTTGTTGAAGCATTAACAGCCGCCTTAGTGAAAGCAGTTGCAGCCTCACCTCTTGCAGCCTCACTAGGACACAATGCACGATGGCCTTTCTCAGGTGTATCAACACCAAATACACGAATGCTAAGTTCTTTCTTTAATGGGTCAGGTAGAAAGTTGGCTTGAAACGCAACTGTATCACCATCAACCACTCTGGTCAGGACTGTATCATAGGTCACACCAGGTTTTTGCTTGCCTTGAGCAAACGCAATGAAAGGCACCATAAGTGCAATAACTAGTAATTTCTTCATATTAATCCTTTTTATTGTTTTCTTTAAATACTAACTTGGCTGAGCCAATAGTTCCTGGCATTGGTAAGACTAGTTTATCTTTCTTACCAAATATTTGGTCGTAGTTGTTAATAAACTTATTATGATCCGTAGGTCTTTGTTTAGACCCTTTACCACCATCTGACATTATGCCCACACCTCATCCCAAGTGCCTGTATGTGCAGCCTTAGCATAGTCTGTTGACCTGTTCTCAAAGAAATTGGTGTGAGTTGGTGCATTAATCATTTCTTCAACCCATGGTAGTGGGTTGCGTTTAACTTTGAAAATGCCCTTCATGCCAAGTCCAATCAATCTACGGTCAGCAATGTAACGAATATACTTCTTCAACTCATCAGCTGTAAGACCTTCCATTTCACCACTACTAAAAGCCAAATCAATAAACCTATCTTCTAATTCAACCATCTTTTCTGCAATGGCATAGATTCTAGATTTCAGGCCATCATTCCAGATTTCATTATTCTCTTGTATATATGTCTTAAATAGTTTCATCATGTTCTCGGCATGCATTGTCTCATCAACAATAGACCAAGTAACAATCTGACCCATACCCTTCATCTTGCCTGTACGTGGAAAGTTTAACAACATAACGAATGAACTGAACAACTGCATACCTTCAGTAAAGGCTGAGAACACAGCAATGTGTGTCGCTGTGTTTTCTTTGGTAGTATTCTGTGCTGAAATGTTCAAAACATAATCATGTTTGTCCTTCATCTCCTGATACTCCATGAATTGGTTGTATGTGGTATCAGGCAGGCCAAGCGTTTCAATCAAATGGCTGTAGGCAGCAATGTGTAATGCTTCACGAGCCGCAAAGCCCATCAACATCATACGAACCTCAGGTTGTGGAAAATATGGTAGATAGTTCTTCACATAACCACCTGCCACATCAATATCACCTTGTGTGAAGAAACGGAAGATATTGGTCAAAAACTCTTTCTCACTTGAAGATAGTTTCTTTTTCCAATCTTTCACATCTTCAGCCATTGGTACCTCGGTGTGTAACCAATGTGATTGTTCATGTTTCAACCATGCGTCATATGCCCATGGATAATTGAATGGTTTAAAACTATTGCGTGTTTCTGTTAAATTGGATTCTTTTTTCTTAATCATTTTTTTCTTTATTCGTACATTACTGTGTTTGTATCACCAAGTGCCCACTTACTTTCTGTTTCAACAGACCATCTTTTGGTTGCCACACGGAAATCAGGAACTTTCAATTGTTTTGGGTTACTACTAGGTTCTAAAACCAACATTCTATTATTTGGCTGTGCCGCAAATTGACCATTGTCACATTTAATAAAATTGTATGATTTGTGGTCTTCAACATCTTCACTAAAGCCAGTATCTAATGTATTGAAATCTGGATGAGCAGAATCTACAGTAAACATATATTCACCATATCTCCAATCACCAGACTTAGTTTTAAATTTACATTTCATAGATTGTAATTGTGATTTTTTAATTACTGTAATGTCATAAGACAAACAGTCCCACAATTGCAAATAATCTAAAGGCATTTCATTTGTTACATTTTTCCAACAAAATGCATGTAATGGTAATTTATCATACAATGCACCATAGTTGTTTAAGTATGCTTCAATACGAAATGCTTGGCCACGTAAAGATTTAATACTCACCCACCAACAAGGTTCAAGTTCTCCATGACCTTTTTCAAAGTCATACAGAAATTCTTTACGAACAAAACATTTTACTGCTGGTAAATTAGCTACTATGAAACTCATTTAATATTTTCCTGATGATAATACGATTTGACAAATATGTTCTAATCGTTCAATATGTTCAAACGCCCGCCATGGACTAGTATCTACTGCAACTACTCCATGTCTGTCCATTCCTACTATGTTGTATGTAATACCGCCAGTGTCCTTGTCATACCCTAAAGCCTCAATGCAAGAATCGGCTAATTCTTGACTAATTGGAGGTATAAGTGGCACATTTGGTGCTACACTGGTATATCTGCTAAGTTCTGGAAACTCTTTGAGTAAATCAGGCAATTTAATACCTGCGTACATTGCAGCTACAGTATAGGTTGGATGAAAGTGTAAAATTACTCTAACATCAGTATTAATCTTTTTCTGAAGGCCAAAGTGCATAGGCAACTCACCACTAGGCTTTAAATTGGAAGATATATCTGTATAAGGCATTACATCACGATAATACTCTTGTTTTGGTGGTTGGCCATAATAACCAGTAATTATACCAATCTTTTTAAAATGGTCAGGCTGTAAGGTTTGTTTACGAACACCTGTAGGTGTAACATAAAAATGGTCACGGTCTTGATGACGTATTGAGGCATTGCCATCTCGGCTTGTAATCCAGTTGCGTCTATATGCTTCAACTAAAGTATCGCAGATTGTTTCTAACATTATTCATTGAACCATTCTTGCAATTCTTTTGCAGTCTTCATGCCAACAGAGCGTTTTAGTATAGCACCATCTTCAATCATAACCATAGTTGGCACACCACGAATACCAAATTCAATTGCAGTATTGGAATCTTTATC